ATGACACGAATGGACGAGAAAGACAAATTCAGTGCCACCGCATGGGGTGTCATATTCGCTATATCCCTATACGGCGGATTGGCTAGATACATTATTGACAATAAACGTAACGGTTATCGGTGGAGTTGGGTAGGAGCAATTATGCAAATGTTCGTATCTGGCTTTGCTGGGATGATGGGCGGTCTTATATCAATAGAGCTTAACGCTTCATTCTACTACACGTTATTTACGGCTGGCTTATGTGGTTCCGCTGGCTCTTTAGCATTGGATTTCTTCTGGGATAAGTTTACAGGGGGTAAGAAGTGAGTAAGTTTAGATTAAGCAAACGTAGCGAAGAAAACATCCGTGGCGTTCATCCTGATTTGGTTAAGGTAGTACATCGAGCATTAGAAATTACCGATATTGATTTTATGGTGATTGAAGGTAAGCGCAACGAAGCTCGACAACGACAGTTAGTTGCAAGTGGTAAAAGCCAAACGATGAATAGTCGTCACTTAACTGGCCACGCTGTTGATTGTGCTCCGCTGGTAAATAACCAGATCCCATGGAACGATTGGTCATACTTTAAAAAAGTCGCTGATGCCATGATGCAAGCGGCGAAAGAGCTAGGTGTCGATATCGAATGGGGCGGTAACTGGAAAACATTTAAAGATGGCCCTCACTTCCAATTAACCCATAAGACATATCCAGCATGAGTAAAAAACTGTTAATTGCCTGTGCTGTGATGGTGACGTTGTTATTTATCATGACTCGATGGCAGGCAGGAAAAATTGATGATCTGAAAGAATCAAATCAATCACTCACCGAACAACTCTCACAACAAGTCGAAATCAACAAAGACTATCAAGCCCGTATCACTCGATTAAACCAGCTCGACATTAAATATACTCAGGAGTTAGCCAGTGCAAAGAATGAAATCAACACTCTTCGTGATGCTGTTAGCTCTGGTTCTAAGCGGGTGTACATCAAGGCCGAGTGTCCAGCAGTCACCAAGAATCCCACCGAAAGCGGAAGCAATGAAACCACCGCACGACTTAACAAAGCAGTTGAACAAGATTATTTACGTCTCAGAGAAATGATAGTCGAGAACGAACAGCAAACTTTGTATTTGCAGAACTACATCAACACTGAATGCCTCGCTCAATAGCGGGGCTTTTTAATGGAGAAATATCATGATGCAAAAAGATAAGCACGCTGGTTTCGCAGCGGATAAGCACTGCTTCAATCACGCTGGTGAACATTACTGGTACAAAAATATTGAAGGCGGGTTCACTGAATGCTGTGAATATGGCGCTGAGTGTGAAAAGCATAAAGCCATCCGCGACAAAGAATAACCCCTACAAGGTAACAGGAGGTGATCCTTCTTGCTGACGGGTAAGCCGTAAGTGACCAAAGTAACGTAGTGATACGTGATGATGGTTGCGATTAACTTCACACAGGAACATCAAATGACAGAAATTACAGCACAGAATCAAATGCGCTTAGAGCTATTACGGTTAGTTGGCAATGATACTGCGGCGGCTCAAGCAGCTATCGAGTTCGTAAAAGACGATGCGCTCAAGTTTGAGTTATTCAAAGACGCATACAAAACATGCCAGACAGAAGCTCAGTTTGTAGCGCGAGCACAGAAGGCAGCCCGTGACGCTCAACAAGCGCTGGATTTATTCGCACAGTAGTTAATTACACAGCTCATTTACGAGTGGGCTGGATAATTGATTAAAGGAGGATATATGGCCGCACCAAAAGGAAATAGATTCTGGGAGGCTAGAAGCAGTCACGGAAGAAAGCCTATATTCGAGTCTCCTGATGATTTGTGGAGCGCTTGTTGTGAATACTTTGAGTGGGTTGAAGAGAATCCTCTGTATGAAACCAAGGCGTTTGCATTCCAAGGGGCAGTGACTAAAGAGACATTACCTAAAATGCGAGCCATGACGCTATCAGGGCTTTGCTTGTTTATCGATATACACGAAGACACATGGCGACTGTATCGAGCCAGAGAAGATTTTATCGAGGTCACTACGCGAGCTGAGAAAGTTATCTATGATCAGAAATTCTCAGGCGCAGCCGCTGACTTGCTGAATGCAAATATTATTGCTCGTGATTTAGGTCTCAAAGACAGACAAGAGGTCGAGGATGTAACTCCAGATAAGGGAGACCGTGACAAGCGACGCTCTCGAATTAAGGAGTTATTCAACCGTGGAAAATCTGGATCAGATACTTGATAACCTGAGTGAAGAAGAACTGTTCGAGCTACAAGAGTTATTGGAAGAAGAGGAAGAGTACAGGAAAACTCATCGCTTATTTGAATACTCTCCCTATGACAAGCAAAGAGAATTTATTGAGGCTGGCAGTGATTACTTCGAGCGCTGTTTTATGGCGGGTAACCAGCTGGGTAAATCATATACAGGTGGCGCCGAGGTTGCATTCCACTTAACCGGAAGATATCCGGGCACTAAAGGCTATCCCGAAGATGGTGCATGGAAAGGCGAATGGAAAGGTAAGCGGTTCCTTGAGCCTAATGTATGGTGGGTTGGTGGTGAGACCAACGAAACAGTAACCAAAACAACTCAGCGTATCTTATGTGGTCGAGTAGAGGAAGCAGGCGAGATAGGTTACGGCTCAATTCCAAAAGAAGATGTTATTAGTTGGAAAAAATCACCGTTTTACCCAAATCTTGTAGATCACATACTTATCCGACACCGCAACGCCGAAGGTGTGGAAGATGGGATGTCAATCTGCTACTTCAAACCTTACTCTCAAGGTCGAGCTAGATGGCAGGGTGACACAATACATGGCGTGTGGTTCGATGAAGAGCCGTCATATTCCATTTACGCTGAAGGACTCACCCGCACAAACAAATACGGTCAGTTTTCAATTCTAACATTCACCCCGTTAATGGGTATGTCCACGGTAGTAGAGAAGTTTCTCAAGAATCCATCTAAAGCTCAGAAAGTAGTCAACATGACTATCTATGATGCTGAACACTACACCGAGGAAGAGAAAGAACGGATTGTTGCTTCATATCCTGAACATGAAAGAGAGGCTCGTGCTCGTGGTATTCCAACAATGGGTAGCGGTCGAATTTACCAAATACCTGAAGAGTCTATTAAGTGCCAGCCTTTCGAATGTCCTGAACATTTTTACGTTATCGATGGTCAGGATTTCGGCTGGAATCACCCACAGGCTCATATCCAGTTGTGGTGGGATAAAGATGAGGATGTTTTTTATCTCGCTAGAGTGTGGAAGAAATCGGAAAACACAGCAGTTCAAGCGTGGGGGGCTGTTAAATCATGGGCTAATAAAGTTCCTGTGGCATGGCCTCATGATGGTCATCAGCACGAGAAAGGCGGTGGTGAGCAGCTAAAAACTCAGTATGCGGATGCTGGCTTCTTTATGCTGAAGGAGCACGCTACATTTGCGGAGGGTGGTAACTCAGTAGAGTCCGGTATTAATGAATTACGTGATCTGATGCTTGATAACAGATTTAGAGTATTTAATACCTGTGAACCATTCTTTGAAGAGTTCAGACTATATCACCGTGACGAAAACGGGAAGATAGTCAAAACAAACGATGATGTGCTTGATGCTGTTCGCTATGCCTACATGATGAGGCGCTTCGCTAAGCAGTTGCGTGATATCAAAAAGCCTAAAGAAAAGAGAATTCCCGCCCCAATTAGACCTATTAGGAGATAGAGATGGTCGATAGAAACGAGCGGCTTGAGAAAATACTTCGCAAATTCGACCTCGATTACTCTGCATCTGAAAATGCCAGAACGGAGGCGAGAAACGATTTATTCTTTAGTCGCGTTAGTCAGTGGGACGACTGGCTGGAAAACTATGTCACATTGCAATATCGAGGTCAGTTTGACGTAGTGCGCCCAATGGTTCGTAAGCTTGTCGCTGAGATGCGTAAAAACCCTATTGAGGTTCAGTATCGACCGAAGGATAACGCGCTAGCCGATGCTGCTGATATTCTCATGGGCATGTATCGAACTGACATGCGTAACAATAGCTCAAAGATTGCTGTTAACGTGGCAGTAAGAGAGCAAATCGAGTGTGGTTACGGTGCTTGGCGACTAGTTACTGAGTACGAGGACGATAACCCAACTAGCAACAATCAGATTATCCGACGTGTTCCAATGCATGAGTCTTGTACTCACGTTATCTGGGACTGCAATGCCAAGGCAATGGATAAGTCGGACGCTAAGAATTGCACCATCATTCACGCAATGAATATTAATGGATGGGAAGCGTTCGCTGAGCAGTACGGGCTAGATCCTGACATTCAACCATCATTCCAATCACCGAACAATGACTTACTTTTCACTTGGTCGAATGGAAAGACAATTCATGTTGCTGAGTATTACGAAGTTGAGGAAAAGAGGGAGTTAGTATTTGTCTATCGTGATCCGCTAACTAATGACCTTCAAACGTATTCAGCAAAGGAAGCAAAAGAAAAGATTGATGAGCTGGCTAATTCTGGTTATGAAAAAGTAGGCGAGCGTAAAGTTAAAAAGCGCAGAATCTATAAGTCAATCATCACTAGTACTGGTATTCTGAAAGATAGAATGCCGATAGCTGGCGAGCATATTCCAATCGTGCCTGTGTATGGTGAGTGGTCATTCTTTGATGATAATGAGCTGTATGAAGGCGTTGTTAGACTATCGAAAGATGCTCAACGGTTGCGTAACTTTATTTTATCCAAATCTGCTGACACCGCAGCTAAGTCACCTAAGAAGAAGCCTTTCTTTTTCCCTGAGCAAATAGCAGGGTATGAGCACATGTTTAGCGGTGAGGATGACTATCCCTACTATCTACTCAACCGTACTGATGAGAACAATGCTGATCTTCCCCCTTCACCTGTTGCTTATATGGAGAATGCCGAGGTTTCACAAGCTGACGCATTACTACTAGAAGTTGCAACGGAAGCCGCCAAGTCAACTGCTCGTGTCGGCGTTGATACTGAGGCGGCTAACGGGCAAGTGGCGTTCGATACCGTTAATCAACTAAATAGTCGCATCGACCTAGAAACGTATGTGTTTCAGGATAACTTAGCTATTGCAATGCGCCGTGATGGTGAAATTTACGCATCAATCGCAGCTGAGATATACGACACCAATCGAACAGTAACAACAACTGCTGAAGATGGGGGTGAGAATCAGGTTGAGCTAATGCAGGAGGAGTTAGACTTCCGCAAAGGTGAGATGATTGTTCGCAATGATATCCGAGGCAAGTACGAAACATTTACTGATGTAGGGCCATCTTTCCAATCGCAAAAAGATGCTGCTAGAGCTGAGATAGGCGAGCTTATCACCAAGGTTCCAGTAGAGCATCCAATGTGGAATGTCATGATGCTGACATATGCAAATATGATGGAAGGTAAAGGGGTCGAATACATCAGAGATTACGCCAACAAGGAATTGATTGTTAATGGCTTGAAGAAACCAGAAACCGAGGAAGAACAACAATGGTTGATGGAAGCTCAGCAAGCAGCACAAAGCAATCAAGATCCTAACGCTATGTTAGCTCAAGCACAAATCATCGCTGCTAAAGCAGAGCAAACCAAAGCTAATAACGAAACAGCACAAACTCAAATCAAAGCATTTACCGCTCAGCAAGATGCAATGGAGTCTCAAGCTAATACAGTCTATAAACTGGCTCAGGCTAGAAACATAGATGAATCGGCAGTAAGAGAGGCTATTAAACTTCTGAACGAGGTTGCACAACAGCAACAACAAAACATTCCTACCGACAATAACGTCGAGAATAATCCTCAATCCATGTAAGAGAGTTAAATATCATGAGTACAACCACCGAAATTCAGAATAACTCTGAAGAATTAAACCTGCCCGACGATCAGGCGGCGGCATCCGTAGAAAGTCAGTCTGCTGAAAATGCCAACTCAGCAGCAGGACAGGAGGAAGGCTTCGAGATTGTCCTGAAAGACGATGAGAAACCACAGGAAGGAAAACCAAGCAATAATGCTATCCAAGCAGCGAAACGCATCGCTCGTAAACGTCAGCGAGAAATTGAGCAACAGATAGCAGCAATTGAAAATGGCGAACTTCCTGAAAACTTGCGGGTAAATCCTGAGCTACCAGAAATGCCTAAACTGGATGATTTTTTATCTGATGAGGCACTCGGTAAATATGACTATGACACACATAAGGCTAACGCTGCGTTTCAGGCTGAGTTGCTGAAATGGCAAAACAAGGCTTTGGACGCAAGAAGTAAAGCTGTGGCAGATCAGGGTCGTAAAACTCAGGAATACACACAGCAAGGTCAACAAATCGCTAATGCAATCAAGGCTCATTATGATGCAGCTGAGAAGTTAAACCTGCCTGACTATCAGGAAAAGGAAGATTCAGCGTTGCAAGTATTACCTCAAGGTGTTTATGAGGGTATTGCGCAGAACTTTCCCGAAAAATCAGCCGCTATCATTTACTACCTAGGTGCAAACCCTGAAAAAGCACAAGATCTATTTAGCAAAAATCCAGTTCAAGTCACTATCGAACTCACTCGATTAGCTGATCGTTTAACTCTCAAGCCTCGCGGTACACAACGTTCATCTGCACCACCTGCTGACGAACCTATTAGCGGTGATGTTACAGCAGCAAATGTCGCGGCATTACAAAAGCAAATGGATGATGCAGCAAGTAAAGGTGATGTTCAAAAGTACCGCGCTATCAAGGCTAAATTACAAGGAATAAAATAATGGCTTTAAATGAAGGTCAAATCATCACCTATATGGTGGATGAAGTAGTAAGCACTATCGAAAATAACTGCCCTATGGCTCAGCGTGTAGGTAAATACACGCCTCCAGCCGGTGATATGCAACGCTCACAAAACACTATCTGGATGCCAGTAGAGCAAGAAGCACCGACTCAGCCTGGTTGGGATTTAACAGATAAAGCGACAGGCATCTTGGAGCTCTCTGTCAAATGTAACATGGGCGTTCCAGATAATGACTTCTTTGGTTTGCGTGCCGATGATGTGCGAGATGAGACATCTATACGTCGTCGTATTCGTGCGTCAGGTTTGAAATTAGCAAACAACGTGGAAACGTCTATTGCTAAACAAGCAGCTGAAACAGCGTCTTTAATTGTTACTGATGCTGAATATGTTTCCGCTGAAAATAAGGCTTGGGATATGATGTCTGACGCAGAAGCTCTTATTTTTTCTCGCGAGCTAAATCGCAGTCAGGGATTAAGTTACTTCTTTAATGCGGAAGACTACAAAAAAGCTGGCCTTTCTCTTGTTGGTAAGGATATGTATGGACGTATTCCTGAGGAAGCATACAAATCAGGAACTATCCAAAAGCAAGTTGCTGGATTTGATGATGTTCTTCGCTCACCTAAACTACCTACATTATTAGCATCAACTGCCACAGGTGTTACGGTAGATGGTGCTCAGAAGTTCAAGCCTGAGGCGTGGAAAGAAGATGTTGATGGAAATCGTGAAAACGTTGATAACCGCACAGCAGTAGTTAAAGTTAGTGACGGAACAGCATTTAAACGCGGCGATAAAATCAGCTTTGCTGGCGTTAAGTTCATCTCGCAAATGGCGAAAGACTTACTGACTCAGGATGCAACATTTGCTGTTGTTGGTGTTGAGGGTAACAACATTACCATTATGCCTAAGCCGATTGCGCTAGATGATGCAGATTTAAAACCAGAACAACGTGCATATGCCAACGTGAATACATCTCTTGCAAATGGCGCGGCAATTAATGTCCTTAACGTGAAAACGTCTAAGACAAACATCTTCTGGGCTGATGATTCAATTACTCTGCTATCCCAACCTATTCCACTTAACCATGCGCTGTTTAGTGGCATGAAGACAGAGGCATTTAACATTCCTTCTGTTGGTTTAAATGGTGTTGTTGCATATCAGGGTGATATCTCAACACTGGAAGGTAAATGTCGTATTGCTGTGTGGTACTCAGCATGTACCAAACGACCTGAAGCAGTTGGTGTTGGGCTGACTGGTCAAAAATAAACCCTCGTTGTTATTCGGGAGCTTCGGCTCCCTTTATTTTTGGAGATGACAATGAAAACGATGCTTTATAAAGCTAATGGTGATGTGAAAATTTGGGGTATGAATCTTCAGATTGTCACTGTTAACGATGATGAACTTGAAAGTCATTTGAAAGATGGCTGGTGTAAAAATCCAAACGACACCAAGAAGAAGACTGAAGATAAACCCGCTACCAAGAAAAAGGCGGTGAAAGATGCAGATAACAACGAAGGGTGAGTTAGTTGTAGCGGCGTTACGTAAATTAGGCGTTGCTTCCGATGCTACATTAACCGATATCGAGCCTCAGTCATTAGAAGATGGCGTGGTTGATTTAGAATCAATGATGTACGAATGGTTTGAAGATGGTGCAGGAATTCATACTGGCTATAAGTTCGCTGATGAAGACACTCCTATCGATCAAGGTGATGAACACGGATTAAACAAACAAGCCATTAACGCAGTTATCTATAACTTAGCTACTCGCATTGCACCTGATTACCAAATTGCCCCGCTTGATAAGGTCATTACAACTGCTAGATATGGCAAAGAAAGACTCATGCGAAGCTGTGCTTTAAAGAGAGCTAAAAATGCCAGATCTCATCATCCAGATGGTTTCCCTATTGGCTCAGGTAATCGATTATTAACGATGACTGGTCAGCGATACTTCCACAGGAGAAAACCAAATGCCAAGGATCCAGATACCTCTTGCTAGAGGTTTGCGAAAAGACCCGCACACAGCAGATTACATTGACGGTCTTCCGGTTAATATGTTGGCCACACCGAAAGAAGTATTGAATGCGTCCGGTTATTTGCGTTCGTTCCCTGCATTAGAAAAGCGGCATAGTGTTGATGGTGTATCTCGTGGTGTCCAGTACAACACGAAAAACAACACTGTATATCGTGTGTGTGGTAATAAGCTTTATCGTGGGCAGAATGCCATTGCTGACATTCAAGGTAAAGACAGGGTGACTATGGCGCACTCTGGTTACAGTCAAGCGGTGGCGTCAGGCGGTAAGTTAAAACTCTATCGCTATGACGGTGAGATTAAAGAGTTATCTAACTGGCCTGAGGAAGAGGTAATCACTGAAGGCTATAAGCGTGATGTTAAAAAATGGACTCACAAAGACGGTAACGATGATTTCGTGCCACTCACAAAGAATGATCTGGATGGGTTCTTAACGTTAAAAATCACACCCAAAACTTCTGATGGTAAAACCGGTAATGAGATGCTTATCACTGAGCAGATGGTGGGCGTTAAATTATCTCAGCAGGAAGATGACGAGAAACCTTATCTTACTGACGTTCTAGTCGAAGGCATTAAACGTGCAGGTGGTAAAATCACAGTCACGTATAAAATGAACCTTGCTAAATCCAGCGAACAAACAGCAAAAGACGTTACTGAGCTTGTAATGACACAAGAAGTGTTAGAGGTCGTTAACAAATATCCTCAATACGAATTAGGTGAGGTTGTTGATGTTGCTCGTAACCGAGGTCGCTACATCTGGTTGCAGAAAGACGGTGAAAGGTTTGGTGTCACTGACTTAGAAGATGAATCAAAGCCTGATCGTTATCGTCCATTTTACACCGCTGAATCTCAACCTGACGGCATCATTGCTATCGATTCTTGGCGTGACATGGTGCTTTGTTTTGGTTCGTCAACCATCGAATACTTCACTATTACCGGCTCAACGAGTGCGTCACAAGTAATATATGCGCCACAGCCATCTTATATGGTTCAGATGGGTATTGCTGGTCGTGATGCTAAGTGTAAGTTCGGAGAATCATTTGCATTCATCAGCAACCCAGCAAACGGCGCACCATCTGTCTACATCCTTGGCTCTGGTTCTGCTAGTCAAATATCTACCGCAAGCATTGATAAGATCATCCGTAGTTATACTTCAGACGAGCTGTCACTGGCAGTTCTTGAGAATATTCGCTTTGATGGGCATGAATTACTCATTGTTCACTTACAGCGACACACGCTTTGCTTTGACGCAGCAGGAAGCCAGCAATATCCGCAGTGGTGCATTCTAAAGTCTGGACTGTATGACGAAACCTATCGTGCAATTGATTTTATGTATGAAGGTAATCAGATCACTGTTGCGGATAAGAACGATGGTGTTGTTGGTAATCTTACCTTCAATAAATCATCTCAGTACGACAAGCAGGTCGAGCATATCCTATACACGCCTATGGCTAAAGCCGATAACGCAAGGGTGTTTGATTTAGAGCTTGAGGCATCAACAGGTGTTGCTCAGATTGCAGATAAGTTATTTCTCTCTGCAACGGCTGATGGTATCAACTTTGGTCGAGAGCAAATGATTGAACAAAACTCACCATTCCAATATGACCGCCGTGTGTTATGGCGACGAGTAGGAAGAGTGAGAAAAAATATAGGGTTTAAGGTTCGCGTTATCACTAAGTCACCTGTAACGCTGAGTGATCTGTCTATGAGGGTTGAATAATGGCAAATGAAAACCTTTCTAACCCCATAGAGATTCAAGCCTCTTATATTGTTCCAGATATCCTACCTGATAACTTTAGCGAAACCTATCGACGCATCGTGTTGAATGGTGCTGATGATATGGCAAAGGTAGCTGGTCGTGCAAATGAGGCTGGCGCTGAGGCTTTTGATGCTCAAAAGAGGAATGATGAGCAAGATGTTGTTCTTGAAGATCATGAGGAAAGACTTGGTGAGGCCGAACAAACAATTGTTGAGCATGGCGTTAAGTTGGCTAACCATGAAGAGCGCATCACAAAAACGGAAGAGGATTTATCTAAGTTAGAGGTAAGAGTCCTTAATGTTGAGCAGGACGTTGATGGGCTAAAAATAAAGATACAAGACCTCGATGGTCAAATATCTGAAATTAAAGTTGATTATGTTTCTCTCAGTAAAACAGAAAAACAGAAGCTCTTGTCTCCTATCGATGTTTCAACATCCTACTCAGTAAACGGAACTAAAGTTGTCGGCACTCGCGTTACTGGTTTCACTTCAGCAACAGGTACATCACTTAAGGGATCGTTTAATGCTAGCCAATCCTACTCATTCAGTGCTGATTACACTCGGTCAGAAATGCAAGCTCTAGCAAGTGGGTTAATTGAGGCAAGGCAACGAATCAAGGCGCTCGAAGATGCACTTCGCTCACATGGATTAATAGACTAATGGAAATTAAATTAATTGATAACTTTGAAAGGTTAAAAGATTTTCTCAATGACCCTAAGAATACAGGAAATATTGTAGATAAAGGGAGTAGTTATTTTATTAAGCCTGATGCTTTTTATCTCGGTGTTTATGATGGGCATTTATTAATTGGCGTTCATGAAGTAAGAGTATTTTGGCATAGCGTCATTGAAGTTCATCCAATCTATGACTATGGGTTTAGAGGAAAACCTGTTCTTGATGGGCATAAGTTATTTTTTGATTGGTTAATTAAAAACATTAATTTCACCAATATGATCACCATGGTTCCAGATAAAACTAGATATGGGGCGGTTGCTGCATTAGCTGTTGGCGCTAAACGAGTGGGTCACATAGATGATGCATATATAAGTTACGGCGCTCCGGTTGGCGTCACTATGTATCAACTTACACGCAAACAATGCGAGGAGTTATTGCAATGTCAATAATCAGATGGATTGAAAACAAAACGCTACCCATGCATGGCTACATGAAAGGTGGTGGTGATGGTGGTGCAGGCGCTCAAGCTGATGCGACTCGTGAAGCCACGGCGTTACAGCGTGAAATGTGGCAGACGAACATGCAAAACCTTGCACCGTTTACGCCACTTGCTCAGCAGTATATTGGTCAGTTGCAAAACTTATCTTCTTTAGAAGGTCAAGGACAAGCATTAAACCAATACTACAACTCTCAAGCATTTAACGATTTATCAAATCAAGCACGCTATCAGCAATTAGCAGGAGCGGAGGCTACTGGTAGGTTAGGTTCGACAGCAACAAGCAATCAGCTTGCATCTATTGCCCCTACACTTGGGCAGGGTTGGTTGGCTGACCAAATGAATAACTACCAGAACTTAGCCAACGTTGGTCTTGGTGCTTTGCAGGGGCAGGCTAGTGCCGGTCAAAACTACGCAAACAATATGGGCCAATTGCTACAACAGAATGCAAACGCTCAAGCCGCCATTGCTAATCGACCGTCATCTATGCAGCAAGGAATGATGGGAGGTCTTGGTGGTGCTATGGCGGGCGCTCAACTAGGTAGCGTTGTTCCCGGTCTTGGCACTGCGTGGGGGGCCGGTATTGGCGCTGGTGTTGGTTTATTAGGAGGGTTGTTCTAATGGCTACATGGCAACCATCAGTTAACTCAGGTGGGTTTCTTGGTTCGATAGGTCAATTTAATGACAACGCACCAAGAGCTAGTGATGCAAATCCTGTTATTAACTCAATTAATCAAAGTAATGAGCTAGCTCGTTCTGGTGCTAATAACATGGGTCTGCAAGCATTAAATGGACTTGTAGGTCTTGCTGGTATCTATCAAGAAAATAAAGCAAAAGAGCGGCTAGGTGAATTCCAAAAAGCATGGGGTGAGGCATACGCAAATAGTGATCGCGATGGTATGAGGCAGTTACTAGCTACTTATCCAGAGTATGCTCAGGCTATTACTGGTGGTATGCAAGGTGTTTCCGCTGATGTTCGCGAATCCTTGGGTAACTTATCATCTGGCTATCGCAATGCGGTAATGAATGGTAATGCCACTGATTACGTTAGACAGAATGCAGATACATTTCGTCGACTTGGCATTGACCCAATGGAGGCCGTTTCTATTGCAGAAAAAGACCCTAAAGCGGCTGTTCAATTAGCAGATCACATTGGCATGTCATCATTAGGCATTGATGATTATTTTAACTTACAAGATAAGCACCTTGGCAGACAGATTGACCAAAGTCGTTTAGATGAGCAAATAAGAAGTAATCAAGCTGGCGAAGCGCTAACAAGAGAAGGTCATCAGATACAGGTTCGTGGCCAGAACATATCCGCTCAAAACTCTATGCGATCTGCTAGCTCAGCAGGAAGTAAACCAGCCTCGGTGCAAGAGTATGAATACATGCAATCTCTTTCACCTGAACAACGCAAGCAATTTATGCAGTTGAAAGGAAAGGGTGGAATGGAGATGAAGCCTGCACAATTGAGTAATGGAATGACGGCCATGATAGATCCAACTCCTTATGGAGCAGGTGAAAGTAAATATTACAGGGGGATAGACGCTAACGGAAACATGATAACAGTTCCTGTTAATGCTTTATCTAGCGTGTCATCTACTGCTGGAACTGCATCAAGCACGAGAATGAATGAGGATTTATCGTTAATTGCAAATGCTCCAGCCTCTCAGTTAAACGCAATAACTGGTGTTACTGGAGGTACAGGAACAGCGCCGATTACCGCAGATACAGGTACTAGAACGGTAAATAAAGATGCAAGGGCTCTTTATAATGCTGCTCAGCGCATTCAAGGTAACATGCAGAACCAAGGTATTGGCGCAGCTAGAGAGATGGGTGCAAGTGGCATCAATACTGTTGCTGAGGCTAAGATGTTCTTCCAATCAATGCCGCAACTTGATTACTCTAGCCCAGAAGCATTGCAAAACTCAGTTAAGATAATCGATCAGTATACAAAGGCATTCAACTCTAAAAATAATGCCAATTTAAGCGCACCAGCGAGTCAGCAACCAACACAACAAGCGCCCACTAACAATCAAGGTGGGTATTCTAATCTCTGGGGTGGGTAATGGCTAAACCATGGAAAGAGGTGATCTCTTCACCTGAATATCAATCACTATCTAGCGAACAAAAAGCATCAGCACAAGAGCAATATTTTAATGAAGTAGTTGCCCCAAATGTTGGTAACGACGTAGATAACGCAAGACAACAGTTTTATACCGCATACCCACTTCCACAATCAAAACCAGAACAATCAACTCAACCACCACAGGCAGAAAACAGTTATATTGCTGGCATGAAACAAGCCAACCAGAACCTTTCACAAGGGTTACAGCAATCGTCTGATGATGCTAAAGGCTTCCGTGAAAACGTAATAGATGCATTTACTGGTGAAAGCAAGATGACTTCTGAAGTTCAAGGGCTCGAAGGGATCATGTCTTCGCCAGAAATGAATGCATTTAATACTGATGCAATGAAAGCGGCTTGGGTGCAAATGTTTGGTAATGATAACGACTTTGTGAAAGTTATCAGCAATATGGGGGGGCAGGTATCTCAAGATGAAAAGGGAAATTTACTGGTTGATTTACCTTCTGGTCGCTACGCATTAAACAAACCAGGTCTATCATCTGAAGATATCATGCCGTTTATCGCGAACGCGGCCGCATTCACTCCAGCGGCCAGAGCGCCAACAGTGTTAGGTGCTACTGCAAAATCAGCAGGTACAGATTTAGCTCTACAATCGTCTGTTAATATGGCAGGTGGTGGTGATATTAATCCTTGGCAAACTGCGTTGTCGGCTGGTATTGGTGGTGGCGGGAAAGCTATTGAGCGTGGGCTTAGCGGTCTATCTCGTGCAGCAAGTGGAAATATCGCACCAGAAACTCAACAACTATTAAGGAATGCGGAGCAAAACGGAATAGATGTACTGACAACAGATGTTTTACCACCAAGAACATCAGTGGGAAGACAGCTTCAACAGGCAGGTGAGCAGAGTATTGGAGGCACTGGAAATCGCAGAGCCATTCAGGCTGAACAAAGAGAGAATTTTGTTGAAACTCTTCAACAGAGGATTGATAACGAGTTCGGTATTTACGCACCACATGTTATGCAAGGAGAAGTTAACGCAGGGTTGCGAAGAGCTAAGGATCTGCACGGTGGCGTGATAAATAACATTACCCAGCAAATGACGGGTGTAACCGTTACGCCAACCAGATCACTTCCTGCAATCGATGAGGCATTACAGCGGATAGGAAATGGTTTAGCTCCAAATAACGCCGCTACGCAAATACTAACGAACCTCAGAAATAGGGTTGCAAATGGTGCTAGCTTTGAAGAGCTTCGTAATTTGAGAACAGAACTTCGTCAAAGCCTGCAAGGTGATAACTTGGCTATGCCAACAGCTCTTGAATCTGCATACAACAGAATAAACACTGCCATGACAAATGACATGAACAGATCTGTTGGTCAGAACTTAGGTGCTGGTACATTAAATCAGCTTCGTCATGCAAATAACGAATATAGAAACATAGCCAGAGGGATAGAGAAAACAGGGTTAAAGAACGCTTTAGAGAAAGGTGACATCACTCCAGAGCTAATCAATAACATTGTTTACAGTAAGCGTCCTAGTGACATTGCTAGAATATTCAACATGGTTAATGAAAATGGCAGAAACCAATTGCGGTCTGCTTATTTGACTCGCGCCTACGAAAAGGCAAATGGATCTCCTCAGCGTATGGTTACTCAATTAAACCAACTAATCAATCAATCCAATGGACAGGTGTTTAATACAGTCTTTAACCAGCAACAACGAAGAATGATTGAGGGGGTGCGCGATGTTCTTGAGGCAACGAGAAGAGCCAGCACATCAAACCAAGTTACGCAAACTGGCATGTCATTAATTACGCCAACCAGAACAGCGGCCACATTATTAACTGGTGGAACTTCTCTTGGCATTGAAGCTGGAACTGGTTTAATAGCTAGAATGTATGAGTCACCAGCGATAAGAAATATGTTGCTACGGCTACACAACACACCTCGAGGTAGCACTGCCAGAGATAGAGCGATAACCAATATCATCAATACCCTAACTGCAACAGGTCAAGCTGAAAGCAGGAATTAATCAATTAGGTTATGGACAACCTGAAAAATAACACCACCGCTTAATTGCGTTTTTTTACGTCCAAAATACACCAGATTAACAATGGTGCGATTACTCACGCTTGGAGAAAGCAATGTCAGATATTATTCCTAATGTCGTCGTGTCAATGCCGTCACAATTATTCACTCTCGCAAGGAAATTCCAAGCGGCGAGTAATGGTAAAATTTTTATTGGTAAGATAGATTCCGATCCAACTATTCCAGAAAACCAAATTCAGGTGTATTTGGAGAATGAAGATGGTTCTCATATTCCTGTACCTCAGCCTTTAATTATCAATCAGGCTGGATTTCCTGTTTTTGGTGGTCAGATTGCTAAGTTCGTGACGGTTGAAGGTCACTCGATGGCTGTGTATGACAGTTACGGCGCGCAGCAATTCTATTACCCTAACGTATTAAAATATGACCCTGATCAGTTTAAAGAAAAACTAAAGCTCCCCACTGGTGCATCAATGATTGGTGTACAGCCAGCCGGGAATCTGCAACAGATGCTTAATTTTGTTACGCCTGAGCAATTCGAATCAAAAATGAATGGCTCTGATGATTGGGCAATAGCAATCAATGCCGCTCTTGATTATATGGAATCAATTGGAGGAGGAGTGGTTCATCTTTCCTCTAGAAAATATAATATATTAACTCAGATATTAATCCCTGAAAAATGTGAGCTTAATGGGTGTGGGATGAACAGTTCAATAATTTATGCCAACGATGATATGAACATAGAATTGAATTGTATAACATCAAAAAACAACCCAATGAATAAAGTAAAGGCAAATGGATTAGACTCATCGTTGGAACAATATGAATACATTAGCGGAATATCAATTAAGAATTTAATGGTTGATGGTAATATCAGAAATAGATACCATCAAATAGAAAAAGGTATATCAATAAGTGAATTGCAATCATGTGGAATAAAGCTTACATCAGTAATTAACTCTGAGATAAAGAATTGTTTTGTTTTCGATACGTTAATGCACTGCTATGATATCTCTGCATCAAATTATTTTGATGATGGTGATATAACACATAATATATTAGGAGGGTGTCACAATATAACAATATCAAGATGTATTGGAGTAAACTCTTTATATGATGATATATTTACAACACATAACAGCGATAGAGTTTTAATAGAAAATTGTACCGCAATTAATGATGGCTCAAACCCATATATGATATGGGGAAATAATCAACATGGTTTTGAAGTTGATGAAGGGTCGTCTAATGTCACAGTTGTGGACTGCAAATCAACTGGATTAATATGTGGGTTTCAAGCTAAAGGGCATGATACAACTAAGCCAGCAGTAAATGTATCTTTTATTCGATGCCATGCGATAGATTGTTTATGGTCATTCTTTACAGACCACTTGAGCTTCAAATCAATTAGAGTTGCCGATAATGTAGTTTTTGATAATTGCATTAGTGAAAACTGCCACGCTGACGAAAATAAAAAATATAACGAAACAATTGATATTAATAACATTAATTATAGACCTAGGGCATTTTGGATTAGAGGCTATTCTGGGGTTGTCATCAGAGACTCCATTATAATTGGTGGAAATGGTTTAGTTGAGCTTGATTCTGGATCAAAATCTGTAAAGATAGATGGAGTTAGATGGAAATATGGTTATAACGGAGTTTTCTCTGGGGGTAGCAGTGCTGGAGCAATAAATATCATCAGTAACGAAACGTACGGTTCTCATATAATTAATAATATTATAATTTATGATCCAATTAAAATTCCAGCAATAAGGTGCGTTGACAATAAATTAATTAATGGAATAAATATCAGCAATATTCAGTCAATCACAGAAGATAATACATTGCCATGTATTCTGGTAACATTGAATATACCATGTAATATAGCTGGGATATTATCAATTGGTTATAAAAATATTCTAGAAGACTCTTCAGAGGTTGGATCTGCGAGATATTATGGTGACGGACTGGTTTTTTCCATAGTCAATGGATATGCAAAGATATTAACAGATGATACACCTAATGGTGGGGTGCACCCGCCTAAAATTGGTAATACTGCAATTTCAAAGAAAACGGGGGTTAACTACTATTGTCAGTTAGGGGAGTCAGGAAGAGTATGGACTAAGTTTTTATAAAAAAGAGGCGAAAGCCTCTTTTATTTTATAATTATTAAATCTCTAAATTTATTTGATATTATCACGCTTTTTTTATCAATATATTTATATACGAATACTGATAAACACATGACGATTATTATACATAATATCAAGCTTAATAATGATGATGAAGTATATCCAATATTTAATTTATTAAATAAATTAAAAAAGTATGGGCATACAAATCTCATAACTGGCTGATGGATTGCATAGATGGAAAAAGAAAGAGTTCCGATTGACACAAAAAATTTATTTGAAAATAAATTAGATATTGCAAACGATTTTATCGTTGAAAAGACAACTAAAAAAGCACCAAGTGCATTGAATAGAGTGTAGTTATCTATCCTTCTTCCTGATATTTTTATATTAACAACATCATTAATTGGAGAATAAATTATGTTATTTCCATGATATCCACAAAAAAATAAACCGACTAAAAAAATTGTTATTGCTGTTTTTTTGCCCAACTCCATTTTTACTAGTGAAATTAAAACACCAAGTATGAATATAGAATAGTATATATCATCTCTTTGTTTCAACGCTAAAAAGAATGGAAGCATTGAAATAAGTAAAACCATTGTTTTTTTATATTTTATTTTTGGCATCATCATGCATATAAAAAACACAATGAAAGAGCCAAATAACTCAATTTTCATTGTCCATAATGACCAATTGTAATCTGCTCCTCCATACATAAAAGCACTTACTGCACCATCATAAATGGCAGATAGCAGCTCTGGTTTTTTTATGTTGTAATTTATCGACCATAACCCAAGACTTGAGTTATCTATTGCAAAAAAAGAGAAAACAAAATACGCCAAAATGCATGAAAAAACCGATACCGGCATTAGTCGAAAATATCTCTTTATAAACATAGATGATGCAGAAAGAACTACATCTTTGCTATTTAATATCACGTGGCTTAAGATAAATCCACTTAACACAAAGAATATACTAACAGCGGCAGATCCAGAATAGAAAAAAGCAAATGGTGAGTTGTTTACAAATAGCTCAAACCCTGATCTAACGTCACCTTCTAAACCAGAGTGCATTGCAGGGAAAAAAGTTGACGATAAGTGAGAAATAAAAACCATTATACAAGCAATACCTCTAATACCTTCAACTGACTTTATTTTATTATTTTCCAT